ACAATAGATGGTGTTGAGTACAAGTATGAAGACATGACTAAAGAGCAACAAATGATGGTTAATCATGTTGCAGATTTAGATCGTAAACTTGACTCAACTAGATTTAATTTAGATCAAATGCCGTTGCAAGAGGAAGCTGGTATCGATGCCTTGGTACTTAGGATTGCCATCAGCATCCACAGCATCTTTTTCGCCAGTTACGCATTGAGGCACAACTTCAGCGAGTTCGTGAGCAATGAAGCCCTGACCATCAGAGCCGTCAGCGTTCCATTTGTATGTGCAAGGCTTGAGCAATGCTACTTTAGCCAAAGCACCTGTCATTGGTGCAATGGTGTTCTTTAGGCGGTAGTCGGATGAAGTTACATAACCAACTGCTGTGTTTGACATTGATATATAACCAACATCTGAACCACCATTTTGAAAAACTATTGGATAGCCTGTGGTAGAACTAGCAGTTCTATTAAAGTTTATTTGAGTTGTTGTCCCGCCACCGCTAGCACGAGGTCTAATACTTAAACCATCGCCACCATCACTCGTAGTCCCCACAAGCAAATTGCCTGACGAGTCAATTCTGGCTCGTTCTGTGCCAGCAGTTGTAAAAGTAAGAGGAATACTAGCGGGAGTTCCTAAAATTACTTGCCCTGCTGTAGAGTAAAGATATGCGTAAGTTGTCCCGCCAACACGAACATTAAGTGCGGCATCACCAGTTCCATTAACATCAATGTTTTTATTTGCGGTAGCAGATGATGATGTACTGCCTACCATCAAATTCCCAGACGCATCTAGCGTCATTGCTTGGGTAAAGGAGATAGCGTTTCCTGCTGTGCCTGATGCGGCTGTGAACCATTGAAAAGCACCGCTTCCAGAGCCAACATTTAAGCGGTTTGCGTAGCCGTTTGCTCCGTATTTCCAACCAGAGGCATAGTAGGCATTTGAGGTAATTGTTGGGTCATTAACACCACCGCTAAAAATTCCATTACCAACACGCCCAATCTCAAAAGCCTTGTCAATAGATGTCCAAGCACTCGGTGTAACACCAAGACCTAGATTGCCTGCGCTGTCGAGTCTTGCAGTCTCAACATAGTTTCCACGGGTAAAAATAATAATGTTTGGGTTTACTGATTGAGAAGCACCACCAAGCCCAATACCAGCGCCTGAGTTGTAAGCACCACCACCATACAAACTTACAAAACTTGTGTTGTCAGATTTGCCGTAAATGTTTGAGGTTGCATCAATACGAAGTGTTCCAGCAATATCAAGTTTTGTACTAGGCGAACTCGTCCCAATACCCAGACCTGTCGAGGTTAGGCGCATTTGTTCTGTGGCGTTAAGCCCAAAAATTAGTGGTAAAGCGCCAGAGGAAGAACTCAACATTCCAGAACCAAGGTACAAATTATTTGCGCCTGTGATTTCAAAATATCCGCTTGTAAGTGTTAGATTAGTTCCGTTGAAAGTAAGCGCAGAGCCACTTGTCAGAACCTTTGAGCCGTTCAGGTAAGTAACTCCGTTTGCTGTGCCTCCAGAGAGGGTTGGATTGCTTGTCAGGGTCAATCCAGAGCTAGATAGACGCATCCATTCTGCATACGATCCAGAGTTTCCAGCCCAAACAAAATCACCATAACCACTAGAGTTCTGCACAACACCAAATACGCTCTGCATATTGGCATTGTTTGTGAAGTAAATGGAGTTAAACAGTCCAGTAGCAGGAGTTGCACTGTTATTTAGAATAAATCCATTGGCATAGGTTGTGTAGTCTGTACCAGAATAAGTTGTATCTTTATTCCGATTAGATGTAAGGTGTACGCCACTAAATGATAGAACACTACCAGTAGTCAGAACTTTAGAGCCATTTAAGTAAGCAACTCCATCAGCAGTACCACCATTGATAGTGACTGTTGAAGATGTTGTAAGTGATGTAAAAGCACCACTATAAGCAGTAGTATTGCCAATTGCACCATTAAAACTACCATAAAACTGAGATGCAGTTACTGATCCGCTAACCAATGCAGAACCAGTTATATCCAATTTAGCCGCAGGGTTGTTATTTCCAACACCCAAGCCAGTAGCATTCAATCGCATCTGCTCAGACCATGATGATCCATCTGTAGATGTCAACCAACGAAGAGTTGGTGTACCACTTGAATATTGACGATAGTTTCCACTTCCACCAACATTGTCGATCAATGACCATGTAGTGCTTGAGCCACCACGACCAATGCGGATACCAACAGCCGCATCATCAGAAGTAGCAGAACCTAAATCAACACGATAAGAAGCAGAAGCTCCAACACCAAGATTTGTACCATTGAAATACAACTCTGTACCAGTTGTAACAACCTTAGAGCCGTTTAAATATGGGATAGTATTCGCAGTACCACCAGACAAAGTTACATTGCCAGAAACATCTAATGTTGAAGCAGTAGCAGCTCCAAGCGAAGGAGTAACCAGAGTAGGACTGTTTGACAGAACTACAGAGCCTGTACCAGTAGATGAAGTAACACCAGTACCACCATTAGCAACAGGAAGAGTACCTGTAATGTCGCCAGTATTGATACTGATTGCATCCCAAGAAACATTGGTTCCATCGGTCTGAAGATACTTATTGGCATTACCTGTTTGACTAGGCAATAGATTATTGATAGCTGCAGTAGCAGTAGAAGCTCCTGTACCGCCATCAGCAATCGCTAAGTCTGTAATACCACTGATTGAGCCACCAGTAATCGCAGCAGAAGCATTGTCTGTCTTCGTAGAAATGGCAGTAGAGATGTTGTTGAACTCAGTGTCAATCTCAGTACCTTTAACAATCTTGAGTGGATCGCCTGTAGGTAAGTTATCTTTAGTAGCAAAGTTAGTACTTTTTGTGTAATTTGACATACTTTATCCTATTTTGCCATTCTTGGCTAAAAGTTCAATCTTCTGAATTGACAATTGAGTTCCATTGATTGTCGTTTCATACCCACTCTGGACAACTTTACCTGCACCAGACGCACTTACATCTAAGGTCTTAATCAAAACACCATTAGAGTACTCGGAAATATTGTATTCAGCAATTCCATATTCGTATGTTCCTTGAGTTGGAATATACGCATTGTTTGACAAGTAATTTGTTGAAAAATCAAAGCCCCATTTGATTGTCAAATACTGGTTTGATCCACCAATCACAATCACTTTAATGCGCTTCAAAATAGAGATTTGGTCTACATTGCCAAGGTCTGCATGGTTTGTATAGTACGCAAAACGATATGTAGAAGTGTTATCTAAATATCCATTGTACTTACCGATGTAACCAGTCTTCCCTATGTACAAATCACCATTCCTGAGTGAGTACATACAAGTAGGATTCATTGAATTCCACTGAGTAATACGAGCAGCGCCATCAGGCAATTGAACCTTCGTATCAAAGCAGTAAACCTGTGTCAATGCAGGAAGAATCAACAAATAAAACGCATTCTTCTCTGAGTAAACAGACTTTAAGTTGTCTAGATTCTCAACAGATAAAGCAGACACCAAGTCAGAACGAATGTTCTTGGATAGGTCTCTCAATGGAGCAGACTTCTCTTGGATCGTTCTCATCAATGAACGAACACCAGAGTCTGACAAGAAAATAACATCAGTACCAACACTCTGAATCGTATCTCTTGCAATACAGCCAATAGAGCCAACAGTGTCGCTTAATTGAAGTGTTGCAGGTGTTGAAGCACCGCTATAAACAAGAATCTGCCTCTTACCAAAGATGAATAAGAAGTCATTGTGAGCCGCTAGACCCATCACTTCATCAGAACCATTAGGCCATACACGAGAAACGTCCAAAGAGCCTGTAGTACCACCAGACCACACATGACCTGCAATCAGGTCAGAGAAGTAAATAGTGACTTTGTTAGATGAAGTATTAGCTACCCACAAACGACCAAAAGCAGATATGCAGATGTTTGCTTGTTGAACAGTTCCAACATATCCTGTTTTCTCAGAAACTCTACGATAAGTAGTAGTACTTACAGCAGGGTCGTAGATCAATGGATCGTGACCAGCTTGAAAGAAGTAAGCAATACCATTTAAAGAAGCACAATGCCAGTTACTTGCAGAGATAGTAGGAGCAGTACCACCCCCGCCATAGGTCAACTCAGTTACAGCGTTAGAAGTGCCTAACTTGAATAACTTATTGTTTCCTGCAAATAGGACAGTCAATGTGCCATCAATCTGTACTAACTCATGGATGACAGTAACATCATTATTACCAAGGTTGCCAGATGAAGGATTAACAAGCGTATATCCTTTTCTAGCACCAATTCGACCATAGCGGTCAATCACACAATTAGTTGCAACCAAAGCAAAGCCAGATGCCAAATCCAATGGCGAATCTTGCGTATTCAGGCCATAAAAGCCTGGTGCGCTTACACTGTTACTTTGTAGTGGTGCAGACATTAAACAGCCTCAAAGTTATCTTCTGGATAACGAGTGCTTTCCATAGCAATCGCATCTGACAACATACCTTTGTACAACACATAAGCATCTGAAGTTGTTGTACCGCCATCCTCACCTCGCTCCATCAAGGCACGAGCATAAGCATTCTGTGTCACCAAGTAGTCTAAAACCTTGACAGATGTGGAATCAGAACTCAATGCTGCTTGAGGAACAATCACATCAAACAACAATGTGTAAGCGCCATCAGGAATTGGGTAAACATCAATCTTTGTGTCGCCACTAGAGTCAACTCCGTTGTAGCAGTACTCAGAAGGAATACCTTGAACAGGAGTAACAAAGTTCAACTTACGATTCATGCTGATGAAAGGAACATCGCCCATCACAACATTGCTAGTCGTGTTCAAAGCATCCATCACACGAAACTTTTGACCAACACCAGTCAAAGAATACGAGTGTGTGCCACCAGTAGTTGAAATAGTTACTGTTTGTGACAGAGTGTTCCAAGTGTAAGCATCTTCAATCTGACGCTTGGCATCATTGACAAACTTGCCAATCAAAGCGGAATATGTTGTTTCTGAAACAGTAGCAACAGTAGTTTCACGCAATCGCACAAGCACATCGTTAACAAGTTCTAGGTAGGTCATGTTCTTTGTGCCCCATATAAGACTAATGTATTTGTGGATGACATCTCTGATGCTGTCTCTGGGGTTATCCTGATTTGATCTCCCTCTTCAAGCACAACATAAGCACCACCATCAAACCTAAGATACTGTGTAGCCGCTATCTGATAAGCATCAACAACTACTATCTCAGTATTTGCACTTGAGTCATACCACCAAACACTAACAGTCTTGTTGTTGCCAGTGTGGTTGGAGATGTAGCAGAGATTCCAGAGTGCATAGTAACCAGTTGGAACTGTATAGACTGTTGTCTTAGTTCCTGCTGTTAGGTTGTTACCGACAGATA